CACAGGCTCAGACGGTGCCGACCACAATTACAGGCTTTAGAGTTACCGATAAGAACAAGCAGGACTTAACTTCTGCATTCACGAACCAAGACATCTACTTGACGGCTTCTTGGAGCGCAACGGGCGAGGTTCACGAGGGTGACACGTTCTCGCTGGGTATTCCCGATATTCTCGACTTCCCAGCAACAAACGCAGCAAGTTTCAACATCTATGCGCCAGACGGCGAGGTAATGGCAACCGCACAAGTGACTCCTGGACACGTCACGATCACTTACACGTCATGGGTAGAGGGTAAGGACAACGTACAGGGTACGCTATGGCTTGCTGCTCACGTCAAGGGTGATGCAGCAGCAGGCACAACCACGCTAAGGCTCATTGATGAAGCCACGGGGCAGGTCGTGGAGACCAGCTTTGAAACAAAGCACTACGGCACTATCCAACATGAGATTATCGCCAAATGGGGCGTAAAGACCGACCATGGCACGGTCGAGTGGTCGGTACGTCTGAACCACGCAGCGGAAAACCTCACTAACGTTGTACTCGAGGATACCGCGCAGGACGGTACACGCATTATTCCTGGCTCATTCCGCTTATACCGTGTTCACATGGACGCATACAGCAACATTGACCCTGCAAGCTGGGTGCGTGTGAGCGTTCCCGAGCCAACAATCAGTGGCAGCGGCTTCACATGGGACTTGTCGAGCGTGGACTTCCAAGGCAACCAGTACTTCTTGTACTACGAGACGGAAGGAACTGAGACGACCTCGAACGCAATTCAGCTAAAGAGCCGCGAGACCACGCAGGGTTCACGCTATCAATTTGTTAGCCAGGACAGCGGCGGCAACGGTAACGGCGACAATCGACCACAGCCAACAGAGCCAACGCCCGAGCCGGAGACACCGCCAGCGCCAACACCTACACCCGAGCCAGTGCCAGTGCCAGTGCCAACGCCACAGGACGCAGCCCCCGAACCACATCCCGAGCCAGCAAAGCCAGCAAGGAAGGCAAAGAAGAAGGCTGTACTGCCTGCAACGGGCGATACACAAAACGTTGCAGTTGTTGCTGGTATCGGAGTTATCGCGATTATGGTTGCGCTAGTAGCAAGCATGCCACTAAGGAGGGACTAATGAACCCTAAGGAAGCAGAAGACAGAGAGCGTCTCGAAAAGATGACGATGAAGGAAATCAAGGCAGTTGCAAAGGACGAGGGTATCGCTCTTGGATATGACGCAGCACGGAAAGCGAATGCGATTGGCTTGATTCTTGAATGGAGACGCTTCAAAGGCTGCTATATGAGGAGGTACTAATGAAAAAACGACTACGTATTGCAGACTTGAAATTTATTCGTGATCTGGTTGCCGAAGTATATAACAGTCAGAGCGATATGCGGCGAGCTCTTACGAGTAACGATTTAGCTGCTGTCCTAAGAGAGATTAACTTGTCAGATAAGCAATTAACGACATTGTTATGTACCCTTAACAAGCTCGTTGAATACTTCAAAGATGACGAATATCTGCAAGGCGGTTACTAATGAACCGCGCAATAAAAGTTCGACTAAATTCGAACGGTATTTGGTGTTGTAGGCTTTATTTAGGAAGGAATCTCAACGGCAAAATCATTCAGCCTTATGCGAGTTTTCCTGTAGCTAAGACGCAGAAAGAAGCTGAAGAATTAGCTAATATGTGGGCTTCACATATTACGTCAGACGGCAAAGTAAAAAGTACTCAGCTCACTGACTTGCTTCTTGAATATGTGTCAATTAAACGTAGGAATGGCGCGAGCCCTAACACTACAAGGCAGCATGAAGGCTTCATTAGAAACCATATCAATGGAAGACTTGGTAAAGAGGATGTAAGGAGTGTTACGTCCTCTTTACTTACCTCTTTTGAGCAGGATCTATTGAAGAAGGGTCTGTCTCGAAACAGCGTAATTAACCTGCATCAGTTTTTGAGAGGCGCATACAATTACTTTGTTTCTGCCGGAATATGTGACTACAACCCGCTTATCAATGTGGACAAGCCGTCCAGGGAAGTTCATGAAGCCGTTTCCATTGAAGAATGGGGTTTTGCTGGAATAAGTACTCTTATTAATTCCAGGATTACAACAGCCATTCAAGAGAATGAGTTTAATTCACGTGTTGTTTGCGCATTTGCTGCATGGCTTTCGTTAGTCACGGGAATGCGCTGTGGTGAGGTCTGCGCCATTAGGTACAGTGACGTAAACATGCTATATAAGCATATCCACGTATCTGGTACTGTCATTGAAGAGTCTTATAGAAAGCCATATAGACGAGAGTCCACTAAGGGCAAGAGATCAAGAAACATAGCCATTACTGACTCGGACATCAGCTTTATTAGTGACTACATGAAGCTTCAGAAAGCCCATATTGCCTTTGTAGAGTCTTCTACACCGTTAATTAGTCTTGATGGCTCCTACATGCGACCTACGAGCGTCTCGAGGTCATTTACACGTATGAGACGCACTCTCCAGCTACCTCAAGGCATTACGTTTCACTCACTCAGACATACTCACGCGTCTTGGTGTTTAGCAAGCGGAGTCGATTTAAAGACTCTTTCAGAGCGTCTTGGCCATGCTGACCCAGCAACGACATTGAGAATCTATTCTCATTTGCTTCCTGGACGTGATAGGACAGCGGCAGAAGCGTTTGGAGACGCTCTGAGAACCATTGAACAAAGAGAACTCTAACCGCTCAATGCCTTAAACGCTTGTTGCAATTTGTTGCAATTAGCAATTTTCAATCAAGTTGATTTCTACAAAAAACGTTTGTTCAACTTGGAAATTCTTTTTATCCCTTAGTGAGTGCTAGATAAGAAGTAATTATCAGACAATTAAAGAAAGGCAGACAATAGCATGACTATTTCTAAAGTCACAAAGGATCTACGCAGATTGCTTGACGCTCAAAATATTCCTTGGGAAGACCATTCTGGATTTACTACCGAGCGAACTTGGATTCCATTAGATGATGGGTCAGTACTTTGTTGTTTGTGCTCTTACTACGTAACGCCAAGTGGCATTGAGTATGGTGTCACAAGAGGATTTCCATTAAAGCTTGAGGTTTCTATTATTCATTCGATAGATGATTATTCGTCTGAAGCGGGAATGCCTAAGACGCCAGAAGAGATTCTGGAGGTGCTTGATAGACATGGAGCGAAGTAAGTACTGCCAAGAGTTGTGTGACGCTCTAGAGCTTTATGGGAAGACGTGGACTGACCGCAGCAACGCCTGTGTCGAGCACATTTATTTTAAGTCTCGTGGTAACTGGGTTTCAGTTCTATACGGTGATGATATTAGAGGCTTCCCGCATAAGTTCCTTGTTTGGGAAATGTCCAATTACTCATATTCACCTCGTGTAATGGACGTTGAGAAAATCATCGACAAATACTTTTAGGAGTTCAACATGTCAATTAATCACGTTAATATCTCTGGAAACCTTACAAGAGATCCTGAGCTCCGCTCTACAGCAGGAGGAACAAATATCCTTTCGTTTGGTGTGGCTGTTAATGACCGCCGCAAGAATCCGCAAACAGGCAAATGGCAAGACGTTCCAAACTTCATTGATTGCATTGTTTTTGGTCAGCGCGCTGAAGCTCTTTCACGTTTTATCTCAAAGGGTGCAAAGGTCTCTATTGATGGCAAACTGCATTACAGCTCGTGGGAAACAAAGGACGGCCAGCATCGCAGCAAACTAGAGGTTGTTGTAGGGGAGATTGAGTTTCTTTCAAAGCCTCAAACAACAGCTGCCACAACGCAGGGCCAGCCCTCATTCGCTGCACCACAGGCAACAGAAGAAGAGTTGTACGATTCAGATATTCCGTTCTAAAGACTAATTAAATTATTTATTAGTTGAGTAGAGCCTTCGCAAAGGGGTCTTAGAGTGTTCTAGGACCCCTAAATTGAAAAAATTAGGCTAAAAATTATGTAGATTTTGTTGGTAGCGCTCAATAAATTCCGTTACGCTCAATACGCTCATTATGAGATTTTTGATGTGCTATACTTGCTTCGCTTTTCTATCGAAAAACGTAACGGTATAGCAAGCAAGCAGCTTGCGAATTGCACGCAAAGCAATTTCGCAAAGCGGCGGAGAAAGGCTCGCAAGCGTACCGGTTGCGCCCCCTCCTATAAAAAATTAGAGATTATTCCGCTCAACAATACAATAATGTTTATAAGTTGTAGAAAACTTGTATACATAATGTTGAAAACTCTCTATCAAGCCAGCTAAATCATATAATTTAAATAACTACTCTAACTAAACGTATCTACGTTTGGAGAATTATGGATTACAGTGGTTTGACCGCGTCAGAGTTCTTTCATGGTGTGGCAGAAGCATCAAGAGAGAATACAAGAGCATTACAACAGATTATGAGCCTTCAAGAAACAGAAGGGGCAAAAGCACAATCATATTCAGCTGGTGGGAGCAAGAGCTCAAATCAAGACACGATGGCAAAGGTAGATAAACGCATAGATCTAGAAGCATTGTTGTCTAAAAGAATGAATGACAATTATGACTATATCAATGATGCCTATACGCTGCTTTACGGTGTTAGCCAACTCGGAGACGGTGGCATATGTCAATTAATGAGTAGCTCCATTTATGCCGACTTGCTTCAATGGCGCTATCTTCAATGTCTGACTTGGAATGACGTATCTGAGAGACTTCTTACTCCTGTGCGAACGCTACAACAGTTAGAACGTGAAGTCTTTGAGACAATTGATGAGGAGAATTATATCGAGAAATTCTTGAAAAATAAATAATATTTTTTGCCTATTATGCTTGCAATATATATAGTATGTACTATAATAATAGATAGCAACAAGGGGAAAGGAGGTAAGTTGATTGAAGCATTCCTTGTTACTGTCTTAGCAAACGTAATAAGCCATTTTATTATTCAAAGTTTGCAAAGAAAAAGGACTTCTCAAAGGCCAGGTAAGCATTTTAAGAAGTCCTAGACAGTCTCAAAGGGGGTTACGAAAGTAATCCCCTGCGAGAGGTGTATCTAGTATAGAGGGAGGTCAAGATGATTACAATTAGTTTTGTTGGTCTTCTTGTAGCGATTGTTGCTGGTGCGATTGTCGGTCAGTTAATAATCTCTTTAATTGAAAAGAGGCAGCATGGCAGTAAGTAAAGCTCAAAAGAAAGCTACTGCTGCATACATCAAGCGCTCAGTAAAGATTAAGCAGCTTAGGTTTTATCCTGGTGAATATGAGCTTTATGAGTGGGTTAATAAGCAAGAGAAACAAAATGCTTACATCAAAGAACTCATTCGTAAAGATATGGAGAACTCAAGAAAATAAGTTCTGCATACTCTTGCGCGCTCTTGCGTACTGTTTTGTGATATTATGTACAGTAGCGATTTACGCAACAAAGGAACTAATAAGCGTTCTGGTTATAAGCCAGGGCGCTTTTTTGTTAGGCAGGTGAGCAAATGAGTTACAACATCAGGCGCTCATACGCTAGAGATCAGTTGCGCAAGCAGATGATTGCAAGAGAAGAACCGTGTCACATTTGCGGTATGCCAATTGACTACTCGCTTCCTGCTGGTGACCCGATGAGCTTTGAGATGGATGAGGTCGTACCTGTCTCAAGGCTGCCTCTTGAACAAAGACGAGCTGCCGCATGCGACCCAGAGAATGTTAAAGCGGCGCACCGTATATGCAATCAGAAGCGCGGTAATCGAATGATGGACGAGCTTAAGGGTAATGCACTACCTATTGTAAGAACGCGTCTGTGGTAGGGGGGGTACACCCTCCCATAGCCCCAAAAAGACGCCCCTTGGCATAGTCAGAATATAGCGAACCCTTAAATTTTCCACAGTGGAGTGAGCCTGAAAGGAGGTCTTGATGGCCAAGAAACTAGTTACTATTTGCAGAGAGGGTGGTCGGTATGACATCTATAAAGCACTGCAGATAACTATGGCAAAGAAGCTAGATGATTGTGAATCTGGCCGCGACTTTGCGGCCATTGTAAAGACATTCGTCCAGGTAGTTGACGAAGTTGACGCAATGGAAAAAGAGAAGTTGCTTGCAGCTAAAAAACCGAGCCCTGCCAAACGAGCCAGAAAGACATATCTCAAAGAGGTCTCGTGATGCCAAGGCGTAAAAAACGTGTTGGAAATCAAAAACCGACCTTTGAACGCATTGGAAAATATCATCATTCTGATGCAAAAGCTTGCATAAATATGTTTTCTCATTATGGGTTTAAGCTTGATGATGCTCAAAAATACGAGCTTGAACTTTATATGGCTAAAGACGCTAAAGGTATGCCAGCTGCTGAAACTATTGGGGCAGCCAAACCGCGACAAAATGG